GTTTTGAAAGCCCACTGGGTCCCACCCCCAATGAATGACACGACTACCCCCGGAAGGCGTACCAAATGCGTCAATATCCTCAGTCGGTTGCGTGACTGGCTGAGTGCGTAACCCCGTCAAACCAGCTTGCCAATAGGTCGTATCGGGGCGTGGATTGCGAATAGCCTGTGGGTCATCCACCGGATACATGCCAAGCTGAAGCTGCGGTTGGTCAGGTTCCCAGCACGTCGGGCACACAAGGATATTGACGTTCTTCGTCTTGATGACGAGCGACTTCAGTTCTTTCAGCTTATAGCGAAAGCCGCAGCGGTCACACTGCGAAATCGCATATTTACCAGAGGCGAACCGATTAGGCACGTTATCTCCTTAGTAGAACATTTGACGCGGCGCGAGGCGCAGCGGTGCTTTTTCACGGTCTTCGTCTGCTGCCTGCTGCCAAGTCTCGTCGTACATGGCTTTGAGCATGGCAGAGCGTTCGAGCGCTCCGGGAATTTTAAGCGACATGTAATAAGCCAAGCCAGCCACAAGCGGGGGCAGCATACGGAACGGAATATCCTGCGTCGTCGTACCCGAACCAGCGTCCTGAAGGCGGCGGAGGCGGAAATAGACGAACGTGTAATAGTCGCTCTGATCTGGCGCAGGCCACACATTAATCGTCGGATGGTCGATACCAGTAATTGGGTTCGTACCCGCAGGTTGTCCGCCTGTTGGATAAGTTGCACCTGACTGACGATTAATCCACACTTGGATAGGACGCCCTTGGGCGTTCTTGTTGGGGATCGTGAGGTACGTATCAGCGCTGATGCGGTTGATGTTGATATCCGTCTGCGCTTGGCCTGTCTGGGTGCGGATCACGTGATCGAACAGGTCGATGGTGTCGATAGGCAGTTCGTAGGTGATCTGCCCTTGGTTCATGTCGATTGAACCCTGCTCGAGCGTCCAGAGGTTGATGCCCTTATTTGCCCACTCAATGGTAAGCAGGTTCAAACTGCGTCGCGCCGTGCGGAAGTCGTAGCCCGTGCGCATCTCGGCACCGCACCGCTCGAAGGCTTCTTCGAACAGTTCATTTAAATCGAGATTAAAGTTTGTGGTGCCGGATGTCGTCATCTAAATCTCGCTGTCTTCTTGGCGATAGTCTTAGGCTGCTTGACGAACTGCTTGCCCGCCTTTGTGCCTTCGCGCTTCGCCTTGGTTGTAGCAGCATATTCGGAAGATGTCAGCGATTGACGTGCCTTCTTTGGCAAATACCGCTCGCCTGTAGCTTTAGGGCCCTGAGTAGACGGCTTGCCCGACTTGGTTCCCCAGTCCTCCTTGGTCCATTTAGACAAGGATTTCTGCGCTTCCGTCTTTGGGCCGCTATAGCCGCCGCCAGACTTCTTGTACCGCTGGGTCGCAAGCTGGGCTTTGCGGGCGGACCATTGACCCGGCTTACCGCCTTTGTCGCCAGCTTTTACACTAGCGACAATGCGTTTCCACTTAGGTTCGTCCGACCGTGCCATTTACTTCTTCTTAAAGCCCTTCAGCACCTGAGCAAACCGAGCACGCTGGCCCAGTTTGCCGGGAGCCTTGGCGGCCTTGGCAAGTGCCTTAGCCGGGATTTTCTTACCCTTGGGGATACCCATCTGCTCGTGCAATGCACCGGGCTTCTTGATAGCCTTCTGGATAAAGTTTGCTTTCCCACCCTTGGCATAGACCGTCACGTCGTCGGGGTTATCCTTACGACGAATAGTTTTCGCCTTGGGCATCTTGGACGCCTTCATATCGCCCATACCCCGACTAGCGCGCATTAGCACATACCGCCTTTGTTCATAGCAACCATCTTGGTCTTGGTCTTGCCCTTGGTGGCGCAGCCGTCAGCACGCGACGAAACCGAACCGCCCTTGGCGTACTTCTTCATTGCGCGACCCATTGTGTCAGCCGACTTCTTCACGAGAGCACGACCAGCTTTGTCGGCCATGCCGCCTTTTTTCATCTTTTTCATAGAAGCTTGTTCACCTTTCTCACCGCGTTGGACGCTATCAGGGCGACCCTTCGCCATTGCTTCACGGTCCTTTTGCATGGACGTGAACATCATCCGAGCCTGCTTGTTGCTGGCTTTCGGAAGTTCCTTGGTACCTTTGTATGCGGGCATCTTACTTACCTTTCTTCATAGGGGCGCGGGTCTTACCGCGAATTGCAATACCATCGACGGAACCGCCTTTTTTGTAGCCTTTTGCCTTCTGCGATGCAGCAAACTTTTCGTTATCTGCATACCCAAACGGGTTTAGAGCGGAGAAGACTTTCCCCATACGAGCACGACGGCCAGCAGCGCTATTATCGCGTGGCCCAGCGCTGGAAGACTTACCCGCAGGTACGTTTGACCTTCCTGCCTTCGCTTGCGCGGCGGCGGACTCAGCCGCAGAGACGCCCCTAATATTCGCTGCATTGCCCTTGCTCTGGTAGGATTTGTTAAGGTAAAAATCACCGACGGGTGAACTGGAAGCAGAAGACTTAGGGGTAGTGGACTTGGCCGCTGGCTTGCTCCCACCTTCACCAGCCATGCGCGTACTGTAGCTCTTACCGTTATATGTGAAGGTTTGCTTATTGGGGTCCAGACCCGCAGCTTTTGCCGCCATGCGTTCATACTTGAACCGCTCGGCAAACGTCATGCCACGCGACGGTGCGGCAGCTTTTTTAACTGTGTCGTCGGCCTTCATATCGGGCTTGGGAGTGGATGCACTGATATTAGCCAGCGCCTTATCGACGTCAGCACCAACCATCTTACCGATTTTCTTAGAACTCATTACCATGGCTCAGCCTTTCTTCATTTCGTCCAGCTTAACTTCGAGCCGCTGGATGCTCTTGTCGATGCGCTCTGCGAGCCTATCGAGCGTTTGGTTAACTTCCGCGCGGGTGACGTGGTCACGTGCCACTTCCTCCCGGGTTTTGTTGAGCAGGATGCTAATACGGTCGAGTTCATCAAACTTGCCCTTCACCATGAAGCCAAGCACTGCGACAATCCCGCTGAGAATGATGTTCCATATCATCATCTCCATCTTAGCATTTCCACGCCCGAAGCGACTTATTGATCCGGCTGTTCGGATCGTTCGCCGTTTTCGCAGATGTCAGCTTCTTCTTCATGCCCGACATTCTGGCGCAAAATGACTTCTTACGGGCACCGCCTTCTGGCTGCGGGGCTTTAAGCCCCGGCTTCCCCGGATTAGCTTTATTGTAAGATGCACGACCCTTGGCGTTCAGGCCGCCCTTGGGGTTCTTACCTTCTTTACGTTGCCATGCCGGAGACTTAGCCATCAGACCATGCGTCCTTTCGTCTTACCCTTGGTAGCGCAACCGTCGGCACGCTTAGAAGCGGACGAAGCCTTAACTTTGCCGCCTTTTTTAAATGTAAGCCGAGCATTCGCGCCAAATAGGGGTTTGCCTTCGTTACCAAGGACACCTTTGCCAAGACCTGCGCTAAACGAAAGGCGATCCGAGATATCAACATTCGGACCATAAAGGCTACCGATAGGCGTCCGGGTCTTACCGAAGCGGACATTATCACTAGGAGAAGGAATGGGTACAGCGACAAAACGCTGGCTTGAACCACCGCCGCCAGCACTACTTCCGCCGCCACGGGTGCGCATCATGCGGTCTAGCGTGTCCATATCTACTTGGTTTTCGCGCTTACCAGTGACGACAATTTCGCCGCCATCATCGTACCGCTTCATCTTCTTGCGCGCCATATCAAGCTACCTTCTGTTGAGGGACAACCATCGGATAGAGGATGTCCTGTCCGTAGTTACCGACATATTCCTGCACGCCCATATGACCTAGCGAGATTGACGGGTCGATCCAGACGTCGAAACCGAGTTCACGTGCACGGTCACAGAAGAGGAAGTCTTCCCCCATGTAACCCTCTTCCGTAACTTCGAAATCAAACATCGCGGTAAGCGTGCGATCCGTGCGAGTATCATAATATTGCCACTCCGGATGGGCTGCCGCCATCTGCTCAAAGACTTCACGACGCACCAGCATAAAGGCAGTTGCCACACGCTTCGCGCGCACGAGGCCCATACCGTTCATGGTGAGGTCGCCATTAGCGTCGTAATCGAGCGTAGCGATGTAAACTTTGCTCTCGTTGCGGGTGCGCGGCACGCCAGCAACAATGCCCTTCTTGGGGTCTGTACCCCACGCCATAAGGCGGAAAATATCGTCCGGCTCGAAGTTAATGTCCGAGTCGATGAACATGAGATAATCGCAGTTAGACTCGAGCAGGTCTTGCGCCAGCAAGTTGCGAGCACGGGAGACAACAGAACAGCCACAAATGCTGCCAATCTGAATATCAATCCCGTGCTGCGCAGCCTGTTGCGCAAAGCGAGCGAGCGAAACCGCCAACTTCAAAGAGACCTTGAAGTCGTAGGCAGGCAGAGCAATGAAGATGCTCTTACCTGCTAAGTCGTAGCTTTTTTGCGCTTGCATATATCACCCATAGAAAATTACGGTCGACGCCGTGTTAACCACAGTAGCGTAAAGACCATTTTCTGCAAGGATGCCCTGATCTGGGATCAGGATATATACTGCGTCTGCATTTGCCGCAGCCGGGGTATTCAACGTCAGCAGCGTGTTACCGCCCTGCCCGTCTGTTACGACTACCGAACCAGCACTCGCACCATTGGTATAATAAATACCCTTGATACGAGTGCGGAACGACATGTCGTTATCCGCCTGCGTCTTGAAAAACCCTGTGCTAGTCAGGGGTTTCGTGGATTTGACGTCTGTCTGCATTGCCATCGGACTTCTCCTTCGTAGAGGTTACTTACCGATTAGGTGTTAGCAGTGAAGATCGTCGTCAGCCAAACAGCGTCCGTGGTCGCAATGCACTGAAGCCATGTCGAGCCTTCCATCGTCACCGAAGCAGTGCCGTTGATGGTGTCGCTGGTGTTCGCATAGACGATGAGGCCGTTCGTAGCCGCCGAATTGTAGACCGTGAGGGTCGTACCAGCGACAGCCGTCGGAAGCTTCACACCGTTCGTGCCAGAAGCACTGGCAACGACATTGACGCCGTTCGAGAGAGCCGCAGCCGTGGAAAGGTTTGTACCAGCAGCCGTAACTGCCGAGACCGGCTGAACAACGGTGCCCGTGACGGTGCCCGTGATGTTACCAGTGACGTCACCGATAAAGCCGTTTGTCGAAGTTACTGGACCTGAAAAGGTTGTATTCGCCATTAAAATTCTCCGTGTAGTAGCACTTACTCGTACCGTCTCTACTATGTCTGCTAGGGCAGTCGGTACGAATTAATCACCTAGATACGTAGGTATAGCACTAAATAGAAAAGAGGGGAAGAAGTTTCCCTCTCCCCCTCCCCCTGCTTCCTTAGGCAGCGCCTACGGAACCGTACATGCC